TTATCCCAATATTTATCCCAATTGATATCACCAGTTAATCTATATCTATAAATTGGATCATCCAGCGGATCTACTATCTTAAGTTTATATATGCAGTCCTTATCCATTGTTGACCTCCTTTATATAGTATCTGTGTTGTTTTTGATTTCTAGTAGTAAGTCTCTTATGTCTACAAGAGTATATAGAATAGCCGTTAAATGGGTTTGATCTACTGTTAAGCCTTCTTCTATTGCCTCTTTTGTGGCATTGAATATTTCATCTACAGTTTTGTAGATTTTCATTGTTTATCTCCTTTATCTATCACATATACCAGATGTACCATTTAATGAAAGGTCTGCAGATTCTAATATCAATCCAGTCATATTGCTAATTATCTGCAACCATTGTTCGATTTTTGATGCTGGGAATTTTTGAGCAAATAGTTTGTCTTTGTTTGTTACCCAGGATACAAAATTTGGTCCTCTTATTTCATAGACGTAAAGTTTTTGATCTGCTGTTCTTATGACTAACATTTTTATGCCTCCTTATGGGTTCTTGATATCATTGTATCCTTGGGAACCGTGTATATTGATGATTCTTGTTCCTTATTGAATACAGTGTCGTTGAGTCTTCTTACAGAGTAATTTAGAGCGTGTATTTCTGCATTTATATTTCCTCGTGCTTCTTCCATTTGTCTTTTTAAATTATCTAGATTATATGTTATTTCTTTTATGTAGATTTTTATGTTATTTACTTCTTCGTTTTTTGATTTGCAATGTCTTAGAACTACTAAAAAAGTTATTATTGAAATTATGATCACTGCTAACATTGTTATCTGTGCTAATTGAATGTGTTCCATTTTTATCTCCTTATTCTGTTTCTTAAACCAATGCCTTTGCGGTTGCATGTTAAAACCTTATAGAACGTAATACGATTGGGATGAGGTTTATAATAAAGTGTTGGTTTTTGTGTTAGACCATTGAACCACCATAACCTTAATGTATCTCTGTGTTCTTTTAGTTTTAGATATCTTGCGTATTTTATTTGTCTTTTGATTTCTTCTTGTTGTCTTAGGAATATGTTCCATGTGTCTGTTGGAGATTCACTTGTGGTATAATCTCCTCCAGAAGTAGAGACAGATGAGTTGGCTGTCCCACTATATGTAAGACTTGTGTCATAACAAGAAGCAGTTGTAGAATTATACATTGTCATTTTGTGATTTCATGAATTCTGTAAATGAGTATTCGTCTACTTCATGCAGTTCTTCTTTTTTGCCTTGTATTATTTTATTGATAAGACATTTTATAGAACAGTATGCTCCTTCTAGATATATAGACTGTTCTTCATCTGTAAAAACATACGAGCCCTTGCTTATGGATACCAGGCATCTCTGTATTCCTGTTTCTTTTAGAGAAGGATGAGGTTCTCCTTCTGTCATTGGTTTTTGACATTGTTTGCAGAACATTATAACTTGTTTCTTTATCATTTATTTGCCTCCTTTCTCATATGGTGTTTTACATCCATCTTTTTTAAATTTATATCCACAGAAACCTTGGTCAAAAGATACGCATTCTGTGTCAATTTTGATCTTACAGTAAAAAGGACAATCGTCTTTTCTAGAATCCATACACAAATAAAATGTGTGAGGAATTGCATGTGTAGGCATATTGGTTTTACGGTCTATCATCTATTATTCCTCCGAATCAATGCATCTCTTGAGTCTTTTTAGTTTTCCTGTTACACGATCTTTTTCTAGTTTTCCAAAGAAAGCACATGATCTATTTATAATGACATATTTGCATGGCACACAATATTCTCCATCATGTTCTATTTCTTTTTTGAAATAATACCTATCATCATTGTAATCATGTTCTATCATGGCTTATCCTTTTTTGCAGATTAAATTTTCTCTTTCTGTTGTAAAAAATTCACAGTTTGCCATTGGTTCATCTTTTAATATAACGACACACGATTGAGTCTCATTCATTTCTTTTAATGGACAATCCCTCCATCTTGTAACTACACAATCTTCACTTCTGGCAATTATAACCATATCCTCTTTCTCTAAAGTTTTCATCTTTCAATCCTCCTTTGAAATTTATCCATACAATTTGAGTTACAGAAATGTATATGATTTTGCTCCTTCCATTTGTGTATAAACTTACCGCAACATTTACATTTAGGTGTTATTCTGGCTTGGCTGAGGAGCTTAATGCTATCGTCTGGTGGCTCATCGCCATCTGCTTTGGCGGCTTCTATTATAAGCCAGTTAATAAAAAGTTCAATTGGTATTTCTAAAATTTGGTTTTGTTTGGCTCCCAGTTTACCACAATCCTTTATAAACATTTCTAATAAATCAGAAGCGTTTATAAACTTATTAAATTCTCTAATGTTATTTGCCTTATATTTGACTTTAGCATTTTTGTCATCAATTATGAAGTTACCATCTTTATCTATTGTCAGTTTAGATCCATCAGGTAGATCATATGTTTTTCCTTTTGTTAGATTTTTTCTATCAACATATTGAACAGAAGGATAATTCCACGTCATATCATCACTAGTGAGTGCAGTGGTTCCTGTAGAAGTTCCCGTATATGTTCCGGTATAAGTATATACAGAAGATGATGTAGATGATGCTGTAGATATATAACTCATAATGCACCTTCAGCACCTAAGTTCAACCATCTTTGTCTCAAGTACATAGAAGCACTTGATGTCTTTATTTTACCAGATTCATTAGACCATACCCTTTGTGTCATTGATTCGGTTGTTTGAAATCTTGAATCCCATCTATCATCTGTTATTGTTCCATTTTTTATAACCCTACAATGCTCATGACCGCAATAAGGACAGATAATAACATGATTGCCATCTATATTAAAATCAATTGTTCCTATAAAATTCTTATCACATTCCGTACAGAATAAATCTGTTCTCACCCTACCTTCTCCTTTCAATAGATTAAATAATAATTCTTTAGACATTGTTAAATCCCTCCATTTTCCTTTAAATATAAGTAAGCAGAAGACATTTCATTATATTCTTTAAATCCACCTGCAATTTCTGCTTCTAATCTGGCTTTTGCAGCCTCATATTTTGTCTCAAATGTTCCAATAGAAATTCTTGTTCCATAAACACATATATGGCTTTTCCATTTTTTTTCTAAATTACTATAATAAACTCCTATTATTCCTGATTTATTATTTTTAGGCATTGATATATTCATTGAATTTTCTGATTTAGTTACTAATCTTAAATTATTCCATTTATTATTATCTCTAATTCTATCTATATGGTCTACTATGTATTCAGGCAAATAACCATTCATATATAACCATGCCAATTTAGAAGCAGGATATGATTCATAATCAATTTGAATTATAATGTATCCATTTTCTTTTTTATGTCCTGCAATGAGATTTTTCTTTCTTCCTTGTTTACCATTTTTCCATTTAAATATTCCTGTTTTAGGATTATATATTAATAATTCTTTTAATCTTTTTTGCGTTAATACACTTCTTTTCACAGGATATCTTTTCATTATAATTCTCCTAAAAATAAAAAAACCTGAGAGTTATCGAAGGAAAGTTAGAATCCTTCCCGGACCTCACGGTTTCGGGACTCTCAGGTTTAGTATAAAATTTAGGTCTAACTTTTATTCGATAATACATAATACAATATCCTGTATTTGATTACAAAAAAATTTTTTCCTAAACCCTCAATTCGCCTATAGCCCTTTGAATCTTATCCATTATAACCTTGCCTTTTCTTCCTACAACTACTTTACTCTTGGCATTAAAGTTTCTTAATCTATTTGCAATAGAGTCTTCTTCTATTTTCTTGCCCTTAATAACCATTGCATCAGCCACTCTTTTTGCAGCATTTATTTGATCTAAAGCACTTGGAAACTTAGTGCCATCTTTAAATATCCCCATTACTGTGTCCCAAGGGAATGATGTTTTATCTTTCCATAACCAAGGTTCACTGTTTTTATTATTTGGATCCCAAGAAAAATGTTTCTTAAATCCTTTTTCAGGCATTGCATCTCTATATTCCATTGGCGGATCTGTTTCTAAATCAAACATAGAATAGATTACTTTTCCAGATTCAATACCTTCGACAAAAATCATAGATCCATCTTCGTGTTCAGCCCAACAACCTGGAGTTAATTCATCGTTATTCATTGGATTATGTCCCGGAACATCATAAGTACTCATAGTATTGCCCTCCTAGATTTGATTATATTTTTTAAAAAATGATCTTTTAATTCTTTTTTTGTTAAATGTTTTGGATTCCATGAAGTACCGCATAATACATGAGAGATGCATCTAACAGATACATTGAATTTATTTGCTATATCTTGTAGAATTATTTTTTTAATATAACGTAGATAAAATATTTCATTTCTATCTGATTCTGTTAAAATAGAAGAATGACTCTTTTCACCAGTCATGCCATATACTGGATGTTCTTTTCCGAATTTTCCAAGCCAAGGTCCTGGCTTTCCAAAAGCAGGACATAGGTCTCCAGTTCTTCCAAGCATACTTCCTGGCTTTCCAAAAGTAGGAGATAATTTTCCTTTTTTACCAAACATTGGATTATTTTTTCCAGATGAGTGTAATGATTTATGATTATTGTGAGTTAAACATTTAAGACAATAAATGTGATCATTTAGTTTATTAAAATTACCATTTTTATCTTTTCCAGCATGATGTATGTCATTATTTTTTGGAATAATTCCCCTCCAAGCTCTCCATTGTAGTATAGAGACTTTAATTCCACTATATCTAATTCTATTAATAGTAATACTTATACTCATGTATCCTTTACAATTTATATGTGGAATTAATTTCTCACCTGTTTCTTTATCTCTTATATAAGAACCATCCTTGGCAATCATATATCTTTTATCGATATTTCCAAATTCATCTTTTAGGCATCTCATTCTCATTGTAATTCTCCTAAGAATAAAGAAAGCCTGAGAGTTGTCGAAGGATAATTAGAATCCTCCCCGGACCTCGCGGTTTCGGGACTCTCAGGCTTATTAAACTTTGGATTTCTAATTTTATTCGAAACTATATAATACCTTATCTTAGGTTTAATTACAATTTTTAATTTAATAAGATGTTTCTTCATTTAAAATAGTTAATGGTATCTTTGATTCTTGAAATAAAAAAATAGAATCATTAGAATGATGATAAGAAAATTTAGCAATGACTCTTTTTATACCGCATTGTATGATTAGCTTGGCGCAATTGAAACAAGGAGTCATTGAGCAATACATAGTGGCTCCAAGCAATGCTACACCATTTCTTGCTGCATTGGCTATAGCATTAGCCTCAGCATGAACAGTAGATATACAATGATCTCCATCGTGATATATAGCACCAGCATTAATAGACTTTTCTGTTATGTGCCTCATAGTGTGTCCAATTTCATCACAATGAGGCATACCGCTTACATTACCAACATAGCCTGCTGATAGTATGCGATTATCTCGAGTTATTATAGCAGCACTTCTGCCTCTATCACACGTTGCTCTCAAGGCAGTTGCATCTACTATAGTCATAAAGTACTCATCCCAAGTTGGCCGTTCCATAGTTAATCTCCAAAAAAAAAGACATGCGCTATATTTCAAGCGCATGTCTTAAAGGGAAAAAGGAAAAAGGAAAAAGAAAAAAGAAAGAATGGCTGGAGGTATTTTCATGCCATATTCCTTACTTAACAATACAAATTCCTGTATTAAGTTACAATAATTTTTTTGGTTGTTTATTTTATTATACATTTTAATCTGAATGACCACCATCATAATGTCTATTATTTTCTCTGTAAATTAATTCCTTTGTGGCTAAGTTTTTTATTTTTTCGCTCTCTACATTCTCTTCTATCCATTCTAAATAAGATGTCGGGCAGTCACATAAATATTCCCCTTTATAATGTCCAAATGGCATAATAAATTTATCATCTTTGTCCATTTTCATACTCCATTATTTCAGTGAATTTAATTATAGTATTCACATAGGCTTTTATTAAGTCACTATAGTTTCTTTCAACAATATCAAAATCATGATCATTATCTATAAAAAATGGTTCTGCTATTATAATCGGACATTTAACTTCTTCAAGCAAATAACCTCCTCTATCTTTTCTTTCCTTTGATTTTATGCCTCTATCTCTTAGTGTTAGAGCCTTAACTACTTCTTCCTGTGCTATTTTTGCCAAAGCCATTCCCAGTCTGCTATTTTTATAATATAACATTTCTGTTCCAGTTGCTTTTGTATCAAAAGCATTAGCATGAAAGCTTATGGCAAATAATGGATTAAGATCATTAATCTGTTCAGGCAAGTCGGCTAGTTTTTGTCTTTCTTGTATAATTATGTCTCTCCAAAATAATTTATATTTCAATTCATATTTAATTTTTAATATTAAATATGAATTGAAATCATATTCATCAATTTTTCTTGTTTTATTAATTGCTCCTCCAGATTCTTTAGTATGACCAATAATCAATACTATTGGTTGGTCATCTATTGGATCTTTAACTTTTTTGTCAACCAGTTTAAGTATGTTATTAAATTCATCCTCTACTTTTTTATTTGATTCATTCATATCTGTAATTGCTTTTGCTAGATTTAAGAAATTTATTCTTTCCATCATTCCTCCTAAATTTTATTTGCTTTTTGTGATTTTTGTATATTCATTAATACAACTTGGCTAGATCCTTTTAGAAATGTTTGTGCATCAATATATTTAAATATATCATTATATTTCAATTGAGTATCAGGCTTATAGGCTTGTAGTTTATTAGGTATTTCCATCCTTGTTAGTATTATTGATTTGTTTAAGTTACCATTATTAATAGACTCCCTTATTTTGATTTTTAAATTTTTTGATATATTATCCAAATTCTTAACAACATTTCTTACAGTACCGAATTCATTAACTAATTTAGAAGCAGTTACTGGACCAACCCCAATAACACTTGTGACATTATCAGATTTACATCCAGTTAAAGCTTTCATATGCACAAATTGTTTTGGTGTTACATTATATTTTTTTTGTAAATCCTTTTTTCCAAATTTAATAACTTCTCCTTTATCTGTTTTCACTAATTTCACATTATCATCAATAAGCGCATAGCAGTCTTCATCATTTGTGTAGAATTCTATATCATGTTTTTTCTTATATTTTTCAATCAAAGCCTTGGCAACTTCTTCACCCTCATAACCTTTTGCAAAATAACAAGGGATATTTAGGTCATATAATATCGCCTGTATTAATTCTTTTTCATCATTAAACGATGGAACAGAAATTTTTTTATCTGGTCGTTTTTTATAATTAGGATCAATTTTTTTCTTAAGATAAGGGCCGGTATCATTTACAGCTATAATATAGTCATATCTTTCTTCTGTTTTCAAAAATATTATTTCCCTTATAAATCCAAAAATCGCACTGGTATTAATTTCTTCCCCATCTCTTTCAATTTTTAAATGCCTTCCTTTAAAAGCAAAATAACTGCGATATGTTAAATACGACGAGTCAATTATTAGAATTTTCATTAACCACCTCCGTTTTTTGTTTTGATTTTTTTTGTATGCTAAACAATACCCTATAAAATAATCAATTACAAAAAAAATTTTTTGTATTCCCAATTTCAAGATTTCTATTGGAATCTATAGTAATTCAAAAATATGAAATTTGTAATTGATTCAAAAAAGCTGTATAATCAATTATGGAATATATTTCATATCAATTCCTCCTTTCGTTGAGTTACGGTTCGGTGGAGATAAAGTGTGGGGGCTCTTCCATCCCCCACACTTCATCAATCTTCTAGGAGATGTTTTATGGCGGATATAAAAATTAAAGGCTTATCTTTAGAACAAGAAAAAGCAGCTCATATCATAGCAGCAGGAAAAAAAACTACCGATGCTGCTGTTGCGAAAGCTGTAGGTGTTTCTGCTAGTGCAATTAATGATTGGAAACAAGATCCTAAATTTAAGGTTCGTGTTCTTCAGATATTTGATAATAATGTTGATCTTGAAAGAAGCAAGAGGTATGCAAAGGTCAACAATTATCTTAAACCAGTATATAAGGAAATCAGAGCAAGGCTCAAAGAAGATGGCGCTCTTGAGCATGTTTCTCTAAAAGAACTTCTCTCAATGATGTCTAAGCTTCACCAAGAACTTAGGGCAGATACAAACATTAATAAATCTTTCCTTAATGCCGGTATTAAAGAGTATGGTGAAGAAGATATTGATCAAAATCAAGAAGCAAGTGATGATGATGACTTGATATCAAGAATGTCTTCTAATTATGAAGGCATGAGAAAAGAGAATATGGGTAAAAAAGTGGTGCGGTTAAGATCATAATGAAAAGAACCCCTGCAAAGAGCGTCTCCAAAAAGAGAGGTGCATTTACTGGTAAGAGAACACCAGTGAATGGGCCTCTTGTTTTGTCTAAAAAGGATCCATGGGATGATCCTGAAGACTATAAAAAGACAATGGATGAATCAAGGAAACGTTCTCTTAAAGAACTCCTTCCTAAAATATCTACAGAAGTAGGCTACATAGAAAATCTTACAGAAACAAATCTAGAACCAACTATTCTTTATCAATATCAACAAGACTGGCTTAATGACAGGCATAAATATAGGCATTGTGATAAAAGTCGACAAATCGGTCAATCATATGTCTTTGCTTGCGAAGGGTTAAGTAAGACACAATTATTGAATATATACACGGGAATATTCGTGTCTTATAATCAGGAAGAAGCAAATGAAAAAATTGTTTACGCCAAAACATTATACGAAAGTATCCCTCATAAATACCGTAAGAAGTTAGTCGTTGATAGGATTACCGCTTTAGAGTTTGAAGGCAAAGCCCCTAACGGCAGAATAACTAAGACCAGACTCATAAGTCATCCACAACGTGAACCTCGTGGTAAGGGATTTAATACTGACGTATTTTTGGATGAGATTGCCCATTACCAATGGCAAGAAAAGGTATATGTTGCTTCAGTACCTATTGTTACCCGTGGTCTTGGGCAGTTGTCATTGGCTTCTTCTCCTCTTGGAAGAAGTGGTTTACATTGGGATGTCGGTCACGATAAAGAAAAATATAATATGTTTTCAAGGCATAGAGTATATTGGTGGAATAATCCTGACTTTTTAAACGATGATGCCTTGAGAAATATGAAAGATGTCAAAACCCTAGCTCCAGATATGGAAACTGAAGATAGGGTGTTTGAATTTGGAAATGATGCTATTATACAGGCTTATAATAGCATGATGATTGAGGATTTCTGTCAGGAATATGAAATCGAGCCGATGGATGATACAGTATCCTATTATCCTACTGACTTGATAAACCAATGCACATTTGAAGCTTTAGCAGGATATTCATATACAGAAGAAGATGATTTATATGGTGATAACCCTAAATATATGGATCCTGTTTATCCTGGATTTAATTTTAAAACCTATGATTCTGCTGAAGAACTTTCACATGCTATATTTAAAGGTGTAGTTGGAAAAAGATTATTTGCCGGATTTGATGTTGGTCGTAATGAAAATAATTCAGAGATCATAATATTAGATGAAGATCCTGAAAGAGATTATCTTCAAACTGTAAGGCTTATGATTACAATGAAGAAGACTGAATTTAGGAAACAATTTAATATTATAAGTAAATTATTTAAAATATTACCAATAAGAATGCTCAATATAGACTCAACTGGAATTGGCACTAATTTAGGAGAAGATCTCAAGAAACAGTTTGGTAGTAGAATAAATGATTTGAAATTTAATTCAGAAAATAAAGGTGAAATGGCAACTAATTTAAAGTTGCGTATGGAAGACCAAACGATAGGACTTCCTAATGATAGAGATCTCAAGAGACAAATCCATAGTGTTAAAAGAGTTGTTTCACAAAATTCAGTTGTTAAATATGAAGTAGAAAAAACAAGAATGCATCATGGTGATAAGTTTTGGGCATTAGCATTGGCTTCCATTGCAGGAAAGCCAGCAGAAATGATTAAATTAAAAATGGTTACTGCCCATAAGTCAATAGTTGCCAATACAGGAAGAGTGTTAAAGCAAAATACTTCCAGAGTATTCACAGGAGATCCATATAGCAATATTAGCCCACATGTAATAAGTGGAATTAGCGGTATGAGTGGTTTAACTTCATTAGTTCCACCCCCTAAACATATTTCTGAGTTTTTAATATAGTAAGGTATCAAAATGAGACAGTCTACAGCAAGAATATTTGATCCAAATTATATGATTCAACAATACGAATCATATAAAAATGATGGGCGTAATTTGATTTCTATGATGAGGAGTAAGGGTATTGATAAGAGAGTGCGTGATGAGATGCGTATTTTCTTGGCTGAAAAGCAGACTGACTTATTTAAGAAATCTGCCAATGCCCAAAAAGAAGTAACTAGATATGGATCACCTCTTACCGCCAGTGCCTTTGCTAGTGATACATTAGGCATTTATAATCCAGATACAATACCGATCACTACTTATGAGAAGATGAAGACTGATCCCCAAATAGCTATTGGACTATCTGTTATTAAAATGCCGATATATTCATTGGGGTGGAACATAGAATGTGATGACCCTGACATTAGAGAGTTTGTAAAGATAACTCTTAAACCAGTATGGAAAAAATTATTAAGGTCAATGCTGACTGCTATTGATTATGGGTTTGCGAGCCATGAAAAAGTCTGGTGGCTTTATCCTTTTGATATTTCAACTACATCTCCTAATGGCAGGAAGAAAACCCATTTCAAAGGAAAGGCAGAAGTCTATAAGAAAATAAAAGCACACTATCCTGGTTCTATTAAGATTAGAACAGATTCAACAACTGATGATTTTCTTGGCATTATCCAATCTATTGGTGGTCAAAGTACTTCCTTAGACGCTGATAAATGTTTTTTGTTTTCTTTAAATGCTGATTTTGGTAATTTCTTTGGTCAATCAAGGCTTAAACCTTCTTATAAGCCTTGGTATTGGAAGGAAGTTATTTCACAATTTATGTTAAGGTATTTCGAAAGAAGAGGAAGTCCAGCTACTGTAGTTCAGCATCCTATAGGCGGTGGGATAGATGTTGATGGCAATGAATATGACAATAGTGAAATTGCATTAAGAATTGGTCAAAATCTTGTTGAGAATAGTGTTGTCACACTTCCTTTTGAGGCTAATAAGGAAGGCATTAATCAATGGAATCTTTCTTATTTAAATGATGAGAAGCGTGGTGAAATGTTTGTTGAAGCTCTTAATTATTTAGGAGCACAAATATTAAGATCGTTATTAATTCCTGAAAGAGTCATGACTCAGGATTTATCAACTGGTAGCTTCAGTATGGCCTCCTCACATGCAGAAATTTTCTTATTAAGTGAAGAAGGTCTTGTGGCTGAAATGGAAAGTGCTATTAATTCAGAGATTATTCCTCCTTTAGTACAATATAACTTTAAGCCAAAGAAAATAGTTGAATGTAATGTAAGGATCGAAAGCATACAATATGATAGAAAACGTATTCTTAAAGAGATCCTTTCAAGTAGATTTATTGACTAAAAGTGTCAGCATAGCCGTAGGGTCAGGCAATTTAGAAGATGGAAAGTTTAATGTAGAGGTTATAAAAAGACATATAATCCAAGATAAAGTAGAAACAACATCATATAAAGAAGAGACATTGCAGATAGTTAATAATCAAATAACTTTAAGTGATGAACCTAAAGATAATGTCGCTATATTCTTCCTTCATTCACCAGTGAAAAATTATAATATTGACGGCAATATCTTAACATTTAACGATGAGGAGGAAATAAGTGGTTTAACAGAAATAAAAGTAGGTTATAGTGTAACAATAGCTGCTGATCCAGTTTTTTCTACAATGGCGGCTCAAATGGCGGATGGAGATAAATCTATTTATCAAAATCTAAAACAGCTCTTATGGAATAAGTTAATAGAATTAGGCCATGTGAGTGGAACTATTATTTAAACAATTTTAGGAGGTTGATAATGGGAATTAGTGATAGTGTAAATTATCCGCTCTTAAATGATTTAGTTGAAATGGGTGTACTTTCTTCTAAATCATCTCCGAAAGTTAAGGGGCCGTTTAATATTAAAATGGAATCCTTTACTGGAGCGGATACAAGTGGAACACAAGCCTTGGCAGAGGAGCCTTTAACGAATGGTGTAATCGGCCTTTTTGTTAATCCTACGGCTGCTGGTTCGGCAAATACTTTGTCTGTATTAACTGAAGATACAGATTATTCAATTTCTGGATCTACGTTGACATGGATTACTGATCAGCAGTTAAATAAATGTGTGATTGTTTACGCATATTAAGAGGTTTATTGTGGATTTTAAATTCGAACAGGTTAAGAAATTAGAAGATGGATCTTATGCTCCTGCAATTTCAGTGGTAGCAAATGCAACACATAAAGACCATGAAGACATTCATTACCTGTATAAACTTCGAAAAGCTATTGTATTGCTGGTAGGTGAAGAAAATGTTAAAGGTTTTTCAATTTCTCAGTTAGAAGAAATTCATTCAGCCATTGTAGCCAGTATGTTGAGTAATGAAAAGAGTCACTGGTATAATGATTATTATGATGGCCTTGATGACACTCTTTCTGAAGACTTGAAGTTGAAAAGCGAAGGGTATTACAAACCTGAAAATAATGGGATGTTTAATTTAGAGGATAATGAAGAACGCATTTATTTTGAAACGTTGAAATCAGAAGGTTGCGAAGAAGTATGGGTCGATCCTGCTTCAAGAGAAGATACAAACATAAACATTTTCTTAGATTGGGAAAGCAAAAAATACCCTTATAGAAATAGGGATGGTTCTATTAATACAAAAGCTTTAAGTGTCCTATGTGATTATTTTGATGGTCGTGGTGGAGTTATCAAAAGACCATTATTAGGGGCAAGGGCCAAAAGATTATTCGTCAAATCAAGCGGAGAGTAATTATGGATAATTATTATGGCATGATAGCCCTTGATTCTAACGCAATTGTAAATGGAGAAAAGGATTCAGGGCTAATCGATATTGAGATGCTTCGTGTTGGAAATTTTGAGCACCCTAGTTATGGTACGCTTGAAATCACTCATGAACTTCTTAATGACATGGTTAATAACTTTAAAAGCAACATTTTAGGTAGAGATGTAAGTTTTGATTGGAATCATGAAGCAAAGAAGGCTTCTGCTTGGTTAAGAGATGCAAGGGTGGAGAATGATTTGCTTGTTGGTACGGTTGAACTTACTAAGTCTGGTAAGGAAAGTGTAGAAAATAAAGAATATGGTTATTTCAGTATTGAATTTACCGATGATTATACAGATGCTGAAACCGGCGATAAGTATGGTCCTACTATAATGGGAGGAGCATTAACTAATCGTCCTTTTATTTCTAAACTTAGGAAGATCGAATTTTCATTAAACGATGGAGATATTAAACTTTTTAGGGAGGTCAATAAGATGCCTGATGAAATCAAACGTGAGCCTGTCAAAGCAGTTGAGGAGACAGACACCAAAAAAGATGTTAAGCTTGAGGAATTTGAGAAGATTCAAGCTAAAAACAAGGAGCTTGAGGACAAGTTGAAAAAACTTGAAGAGGCTAAGGAAACCGAGGTAGAAGATGTTAAGCTGGAAGAGTTCATCAATGCTCAGAACAAACAGCTTCAGGCCATGGAAGATCGTATTGCTAAACTGACTGAGGCCAATAAAGCCCTTGAAGAAGATAGTAAAAAGGCCAAAGCCAATGCAAAGGTTTCTGAAATTAAGTTGTTCTGTGATAAGCTACTTAATGATGAGCATCATCATCCTTCGGTTGTTGAGACTGTTAAGGACTTGCTGCTTGAGAATCCTTCTGATGAAAAGGTTTATAAATTCTCTGAGACTATTGGAGAAGGCGATGATGCCAAAACCCGTGATGTTAAAATTTCCCTTATGGACGTAATCAGCAACGTTCTGGCTGCTGTCCCTGCAACCCAAAGGGCAAACTTTACTGAAAAAACCACGAGTGATTCTGTGAGTCTCTCAGAAAAAGAGCAGGAAGAACTTGAAGATAAAGCAATGGCTAGAGCTTTTGCAAAGAAAAACATGAAAAGGCTTACGGCTGTTAAGTAAGGTGATATAAATGTATCCTGCACAAGGAACCGGAAGACAATCTAAGTATTACGATGAAGACTTGCTTTATAATGGATCTTATGAGATAATATCTGTTACTTTAAGTGAGACTGCAACAGATGCTACAAATGCTTCTGGTTCTAGTATATTGAGAGCTGGTTTAATTTTAGTGCCTGATCCTGATAATGTTGGGTTTTACACAACATTGAGTACAGAAGATGGTTATTTAAATGGCGATACACCAACTCAATATATACATCGAGCAGTTGTGTTGGGAAGAAAAGTTTTTATGGATAAAACCTTTATCCTAGGTAATAAGAGGGAACGCACAATTTCAGTAGCTGAAAGAGTTGTTCCTGCTTATTTTCAATGTAATATACGATCTACTCGTGTATATTACAATAATTCAACAACGGTTTCGATTACAGATGCACAATGGCAGATGTGTCAAAGAATAAATGTGGTTCCCGCTCGTATAGGTGATCCAAATGTTTCAGATGATGCTTATGTCAGAGCATTGCTTTATAAACGTGTAGAAACTTTTGTTAATCCTACTGATTTATAATTTTTAATAAGGAGAATATATTATGCTTCCTGGGAATGTTTTTCAAACAAGCGAATTTGATAGTGAAATTCTGAGAAGCGGGGAATTCCAGCTGATCAGTGTTACATTAGATTCTACTGCCACTTATGGTGGCGCAACTAAAATTCCGAAAGGAACCTTGATTGTCACTGATAGTGATCTCAGTGACGGAACTTACACTGTTCTTACGACTGCAAGTGGTGGCATCAACGGTACTCCCACTCAGTATTTGAAAGATGCAGTTGTTTTGGCTGAAACTATTCTTGATGCATCCGACGGTGATCAGCCAGTGAAGGCTTATTGGGCTGGAACTTTTGATCTTGCTAAACTGAAATATGATAATAGTAGCACGACTGCCATTACCAAGGCTCAGTGGATGGATATTCAGAGGATCAAAGTTGTTGATATCCCTGATTCGTAATATGGGTTGATTTTTATTACTATAATTTGAATTTTAATTTAATTTTGGAGGTTTTATAATTATGGATGCATTAGTAAACAGTACACTTCTTACTCCGAGGTACCTGATGCGGGTAATTGAGTGCAATATACGGTAAGCTACAACATGCCTAGTCGCCAGCGACCTACTGCTGGTACATTGTGGAGCTCTACCTCTACTGCAAATCCCATTTCTGACATTCAGACTTGGATTAGGTTGGCAAGAGGTACTGGTGGACGTGTTAAGAAATTCTGGTTTAACAGTAAGGTAGAGCAGTATCTGTTCCAGAATTCAAGAATTCTTAGCCTCATTGATCGTGTTTTCAATAGCGGCGATGTCGGCGTTATGAGTCGTAAGATTCTTGGTTCTATCTTGAAAACCTACATTGGAGACTACGAATATGAAGTCTACGATGCCGGTTATCTTGCGGTCTCTTATACTACTGCTGCTGTTGCTGCTGCTACCGCTGCTCACAGTATTGTGGTGGATGATGCTTCTTCGTTTGCTGCTGGCGATGTTTGTCAATTAAGTGCTGCTGATGAAAGTGCCGAAGAGAATGTGACCATTGCTTCTATTTCTGGCAATACCATTACTTGTACTTCTAGTACTCTTGCAGGCACTTATCCGGCAGCCAGTATGCTTCGCTGCTATAAGACCTATATTCCGGATACTAAGTTCATCATTGAACTTGACTTCCCGGCTGGTTCTGGTCCCAAGGGTGAAGTTGTCAGTGTCGATGCAGTTTATGGTTCTGGGAGCCTGATGAATCCTGTTCCTGGTAAATTTGCTGAGACTCTTTTTATGGATAAAGATCCAAAACAGATCGAGATTATTACTGGTATCAATGCGCTTCCCGTTATGTATAGGAAACGTGGTTTTATTGTTGCTGCTGTAGCGTCGTAATCTTGATTTAAATCATAGTTCTTGCGACTTACTAATGGTTAAATCGGAGGGTTTAGAAAATGGCTGATTATGCGGTTAAAGTTATGTTTCCTGGTCTTACTGCTGATAATAAGATTTATATAGAAGGAGATATTGAATTATCTCCAGGGCCAGATCTCATTGCGCTGGCTAAAGGCAAGGAGGTTAGGAGACATGCAGATACAAACAGAATGCTCAGGCTTGCTAAATTTATAAAGAAGCCTGATATAGAAGAAGATTTTATTCCAGAGGAATTCGATGATGAAAAACCTATCAAAAGAGTTCCTGTGATTGAAGAGGAAGTGCCTGAAGATGGGCTTGACGCTAAGAGTAGGTCAGACTTAATTGAACTGGCTGCAAATTTAGGTGCTAAAAAACCTTTTGCTAGAACCCTCAAGAAGCCTGACTTAGTCAAGCTGGTCAGGCTCTTGAGAACCTTTTAATGAGATAATCTAATGGCGTATTTAGTGGAGATTGTACTTTATCTGGAATAGATACGATTGATACTGGATATGCTGGCAGTGAATTTTGGAAAATAGTATTTGATTCTCCAACACAGTTTACATTATATAGAGACGAAGAAGGCGTTATTTCTGATGGAGTGGGATATCCTGCTGCAAATTTTTTATCTACTTCTGATATAATAGGAATAAATACTACTTCATGGGATGGCACTCCTGTTGCTGGAGATAAAATTAAATTTAAAACTAATTCAAATATATCGTCTGATGATGCAGAGGAGTTTATTGCCGATGCAGACGCAATAATTGATGGACAGCTAAACAAGTACATTAAAACTACGTCATTACCATTCACAACAGTTCCAGCTCTCATAGCCAGAGCTTCTATGTATCTAACTGCGAACCTTATTTTTACATCTGTATTTTCTACTTTAAATACAGAACAAGTTCCTACGATTATAAGAAGATGGTACACTTTTTCTGGTGATTTAGTTAAGACCTATATTGAATCGATTGCTAGTAAAGGGAATCATAAATATCTATCTTATGGCAGATTTGTATCTAGGGATATGTTGTTTGATAAGGTTGGCATTGAAGAAGCTTCTGGTGTTGAGGGCATGTACGGTGAAATTGAAACAAACGATGTCGAGTATGATAAAGACATAAATTCAAAAGAAGCAATAGGTTCTAACTAATGGTAGAATTTGGTGATGCACAGATTTCTGCAATAATTTCTGGAGATTATAGTCAGAATTATGATGACTATTATGATACCGAGACTTATGAGCGGCTTTCTGAATTATTTTCAATTATAGAAGAACAGGGATATTCTCCTGAATATCCCGAAGGTGATCATAATTTAAAAGGAGCTCTTGCAGAATTAAACAAACAGTTGTTAGATAAAAGAGATCCTAGAGATAGATCTAAGAAATATAAATTAGCTGTCGCTAGGTTGGCAAACGGAATGATCAGAGAAGCACTTAACGGGTTTAATAATAGAGCAGATAGAATGCTCGATATTGCAGCAACAGCTTGGGGTACGACTATATTTAAACTTGGTAAGAAAAAGACACCAAAGAAAAAATCTAAAACTTTTACATTAGAACTAGATGTATCTCAAGCTAAAGATTTTATTAGTAAAGTTAAAGAGATTGGGAAAATATCAGGTAATAAGTTAGATGATAAAATCTTTGCTAATCATGCAACATTATCTGCTGCAAAACAAGCAGTTTCTGATGTGCTGGTTGATATTTATATCAATAAAAATAAACAAGATAGATTTGATAATGATGAAGATACATTAAGGGATATAAGGACTGGAATTAAGTATTTAGAAGATTGTTCTTCTCTTTTAACTTTTCTAAAACAAATCATTTTAAGGAAGAAAAAAGAAATTAATGAAAAAAGGGCGGATGCTGCCATTTTGATCAGAGCAATCCAACCATTAACTTTTTATCTAGATAATGTATTATCTCAAGTAGAAGTTATAATTGAAGAGATTAGTTCTTTTGGAAGGTCTCCAGATAAAGGAATTTTATCATCAATTTATTCACAAGTATCTCATTTATCTAATGAAAATAGAGTTAAAGGATTAGCATTAACTAATAGTTTAAAAGATATTGTGGATAATAGATTCTTAAGAACACAATGGCCTGATAGAAGAGTTATGTTTGATAATAATATTGATTTTAAAAAGAATTTATTTGGAGATATAAGTTATTATCTAGATAAAGTAGTTACTAAGATCAATATGATTTTAAATACTCCATTTGAAAAAATAAGTTCATTACTTGATTCAACATATAAAACAGGAAATCCATATTATAGTGGAGCAATGACTTATGGTAGACCAAGCATTAATATGAGTTCTGCCGGTGAAGCTCCGACTATCGATATGGAATCTTCAAGATTAATAAGTAGGAATATAACGAAAGATAAGGATATATTTGAAGTGTTATATTCTGTCACAGACAATCTTTCATTGGTTTTTGATAATGAACAATTGAATTCATTTGATGTCAATAGAATTAGATATGCAATTGGAAATGCTATATTTAATCGTCCTGGGTTAGAAACTGAAATATCTAATTTTGTAGAAAGAGAAATTAGAAACTCATGGGATAAGGCTATAATGTAATGGCAACAATAGATACTGATAATTTGGTTTCTGATTTTATAGCAAATACAGAAGCTATATTTGAAGATAATATGAGAACTCTTGGTTTAAAAGAAATATATGATGAAGATGTTCTCTTGGTTCCAACAGTTCCATCATTGGCTTTATCTTGTATTTCTTTTTGGAATACGTTGAGGGCCATAGGAAGTGCAAATACACGTTATCAGTTTGATTTTATAGGTGATTTTTGGTATTATGATGCGGCTGTCAGTGAAGACATTAAACGTAATAAAATCATGGAAAGGGCTTATCGTATAGCAAGGCATATTATAGAACATGCTTCACTTAATGGATTTTTAACAAATACAAGGGCTGAAGTTAAGTCTTGTATTTATGCGCCTAGATTGAGATCTGGAATACTTATGGCATCGGCAAGGATAGTCGTAGTTGCTCCTTATCAATTTAGGGTTTCATCAATTGTTTAATCATTAGTAAGTCGCGAGAACTTTTTAACTATTCATCAGGAGGTTTATAATGGTACAAACATTCGGTCCAGCTGTCGGAAGTAAAGGGCAGATTGGATATAAAGAGGAAACTAAGTGGGGCCACCCTGCGTCTCCGCCTAATAAGTTCTTTGAGTTCCTAAATGAATCGGTGGTTAGTGAATATACTAACCTTGTTTCAGGATCTCTTAGGGCTGATAGGGCTATCCATAAGCAGAGGACTGGTTCTGAAGCTGCTGGTGGTGATATAGCTTTTGAGGTCGGCCCTGAAGGATATGGTACATTTTTAAAACATGCTTTGGGTAAAAAAAGAACCAAAAGAAAAGATATTGCATTTTTGCTTGTCTATGATGGTTCTGATACTGATTTAACCATTACTGTTAGTAGTTCAACTATTACTTCTAGTGATGGTGAATTGAATATTTCCTTGGCTCAAACTCATCAGCAGATCATCACTGCTATTAATGCTGTAGGTGATTGGGCAGCTTATTGTCCCTGGGGTAATGGTTCTACTGGTTACTTTCCATTGGCGATAGGCAGTAAGACTTCTGCAGTAACTACTCTTGGTGCTTCTGATTACACCATTAGTGGCAATCTTACTGGTAAATTAGAAACGCTTGCTACTGTTCCTATGGGTACGTCTGGCGCTAATCATCTTGTTTTCTTTCCTATTAATTTCACCTATGGCATTTATGAGCATACTATTGATGCAGATCCTGATCTTCCTCAAGGAATGACTCTCGAAATTGGAAGAGATATTGCTGCGTTTAATTACTATGGTGGTAAGATGAATTCATTACAAATGACTCTTACTCCTGGTGAAATTGTAACTGGTTCAGTAAATATGATGTTTAAGGGAGCCAGCACTATTAGTGATCCTGCTGTTGCTTCTGGAAATACAGGTGTTGATTATCCTGCTTTTGCTTTGGCTTATGCAGGTTCTGAAACTACTGCTGTCGTAGATATTAATATTGACGGCACTAGGGATATGTTTTATTTTGAAGCACCTAATAATACTAAGATTTATCATTTTTCTCTTGAAAGAGGATATTTTGATCATGATGGGTATTATTGGAATGTTCAGACTATTGGTGGATTGCTTGAATTCCTTGAATATGAATCTGGTTATTTCACTGTGACTCGTAAGCGTGGCGTTGATTCATCGCTGTCTTCTCAGTATTTGGCTGACTCCGGTGGTGAGCAAAGTATTTTGACTGCTACAACTTTCTACATGGATAATGATAATGCTCCTTATACTCCTTTGTTTAGAGGTAATTACATTGGGACTGATGGTGGAAGTAGTTCTACATTTTATGTAAAGACTGACACCGCAACGACCTTTAAGGGGTCCAGTGACAATTCTAACTGGAGTACTGCTACAACCATTGTTTATGGAACATGGCAGAATATCCTTGATGATAGTGATGTTGATACAGGGTTTGACATTATGTTCCCTGAATCGGTCACTAATGTAGTGGATGATACGTGGAGCTTTACTACATTTAAGGATGAGAATGCCAGTGTGTCTTATCAGACTGAAGATCCTTTTACTGGTTTTCAGGGTGCTGTAACTCTTGATGGAACTGCTACTGGCGTCATGGGTTGTTCTTTTACCCTCACCAATAACCTTTATGGTGAAAAGTATGAGTTAGGTGATCGCCAGAGAGCCGCTCTTGTTGCCCAAAGGAGAACTGTTGAGGGTTCATTGTCTCTTGAGTTTGATGATCTCGATATGTATCGTAGATTTGTGAATGGTACTGCTGGAGACATCAACATTACCTTGACTTCCGATGAGTATATCAATTCCAGTACAACTCAGTATTCTTTGGCAATTAGAATGCCTGAGATTAAGTTTTCTGGAACCACTCCAACAATCGGTGGGGAAGATATTATTCTCACTGACTTTCCTTTTAATTCTCTGTATGATGATACGGAAGGAATTCCTGATCTTAGACTTACTTTAACCAATGGTCAGGCATACATCTAAATATTAACCCGACATAGGCGTCTT